ATCTTGGGCGTGGTGGCCATGGCCGCCCTGACGGTGTTCTGATGGACACCTCGAGACTTGAGCTTCTTGGAAAAGAAGCGGGCGACATTCGCCGGATGATCAACGAAGCCAATCATCCCGACAGTGCGCTGCTGACCGAGATGTACGAAGTGACCATCGCCGCCATAGACGCCGAGGTGCAGCACCTGAAAAAACTGCACCCCGACCGCTTCTGGAAGGCCTCCTCGAAGGAGTACCAGGCGCTGGCCTATAAATGGGCCAGCGAACGCAAGGCGCGAAAGGCGATGAATGACGCGATGAAGTGCGCGAAGAAGGCGTCGGGTGCGTCATGAGCGTACTCATTGACGGCGCCACGGCGATCCTGTGGGGCATCGGGGCGGTGCTGCTGGCTGTGCCTGTCCTGTATGTGGTCGCGTGGGGCTGCGACAAGTGGGAGGCATGGAGGAGACCCAAAAACTCCCCGTGGCAGGAGGATGAGCACATCAAGGAGTTTTTGCCGCCGTGGGAACGGAGGCGGAAATGAAAGTCCTTCGGGTCATCGCTGGTTGGGACGGAGCCGGGGGTATGAAGTTGTCCGACATCGCCAAGCGGACGGGTTACAGCAAACACCATCTGGATGCAGCGATGCGCGCCTTGAAAGACCTTGATCTTATCGACCGCGCACCAATGGGCGTGTCGTTCACGGCGGGCTGGAGCGTGACGCCGAAGGGCAGGGAGATGCTGAAATGAAACTCTGGTTGACTGACGGGGTATGCCACGCGGCTACCACGGAGAGAGTTGACATGAGAAACGCGCAGGGCTATTGTGCGCCCCGCCTCGGGAAAAAAACCGGGGCCGGGATTGGTCTCCCGGTAGAGGGCGGCGATGAGCCGCGATGCAGTTGCAGTGCGGCTTTTTTATCGTCTGGTGTTCGCTCTATGGCGGCGCTGGGCGGGGGCCGCAAGGCCGCCGGTGCTCTCTCCGGTAGACCAACCCGTTCAGTTGCCGCCACCCGATTGGTCTCGGGCAGCGGTTCAGAAAACATGAACGAAAGAGAGCACACCATGACCGACATCACCCTCGCCGTCCACGACGGCCGTATTACCACCACCTCACGCCAGATCGCCGAGCACTTCGGCAAGCGTCACGACACCGTCCTGCGCGCCATCGCCAACCTCGAATGCTCTGAGGAATTCAGCCACCGCAATTTTGCGGCGGCGTTCTACACCGACGAACAAGGCAAGCCGAGACAGGAATACACCCTGACGCGCGACGGCTTCACCTTCCTGTGCATGGGCTTCACCGGCCGCGACGCGGCGCAGTGGAAAGAGAGGTACATCGCCGCCTTCGACGCGATGGAGGCCGAGCTTGCAAAAGTCGGCGCTGGTGGGACGGCACTTCCGGCCCCGACCTTCGACCTGCGGGCGACGATGCTGGAGGCTGGCAGCACGCCGACCGTGCCGTTGCCGCCCGACATTCAGCAAGCCCTGGAAGCGCGGGCGATGCAACTGACGCTGGAGGCGCACATCCTCATGCGCGACTTCCTCGCCCGGCGCGTGGCCTATACCTGCGTGGTGGGTCAGCCGCGCCGGATCATGGAAAGCAAGGCGCTGGAAACCATCGCGGAAACCACGCTCGACATGGCGCTGGCCCCGAAGCATTACGACACGATGGCCGGGCTGGTGGGCGCGATGGAGTTGCTATCCATCCAGACGAGCAAAGCCTATGAGCAAATGCGCTCAATTTTGGCCTAAAACCGGGTGCGGACGGGTGATCGCGGGCAGCAGGGATTGCCCGCAACGCCCGGCCCAAACACGAACATCCCAAAAATTGGAGTTTTTATATGACTGAAGACACAAAGATCGCCATCGCGCTCAAGGCCGTGGCTATTTATGCCGAAACGCATCCGCGCCCCGCGCATGTCACGCAGATTCAGGCGGCGGGCATGGTCGGCATCTCGGTTCCAACCCTGCGCAAGATGATCCGCGCCGGAAACATCCGGCTCAACAAGTTCGGCCTGATCCCGATCACCGAGATCGACCGGGCGCTTGAGGCGTGAGGCGTGAGGCGATGTCTGAGGCTGTCGGGTTGTAATACACCAGAGACTGGCTCAGGTTCGACCAGCCGAAGACCTTGCACAGGTCATGCGCGTGCAGGCGCTGCGCCAGCCATGTGGCTGCCGTGTGGCGAGTATCATGAAATGTCATGCCAGACACGCCTGCGCGATCCCGGTACTTGCGAAACATCGCATCGAGCGAGGCGGCCTTGAGGCCAAACACCAAGACCGGATCGAAGCCGCGCATCTTATCGACCAGGCGGCGCGCCGGTGCCGATAGCGGAACATCACGCGGCACGGTCTTCGTGCCCACCCTGGCGCAATAATTCCACATCACCTGATCCCACCGCAGCGCGCACAGCTCGCCCGCGCGCATCCCCGTGCGTAGCGCCAGCAAAAAACAGACCGCCACCGATTGCGCGACACTGCGCACAGGCAGGGACGGCGAGTATCCCGTAGCCTTCAGGATGGCCTTGATCTGCAAGCGAGAGTAGGTCACATCCCGATGCTGCGGCGCCCGTGGCTTGCGCATGTCGCGCAGAGGATTCGCCTCGATCCATCGCCACTCGCGCCGCGCATGTTCCAGGATGGCCGACACTAGGCCGATCTCGCGGATGACGGATGACGGTGACAGCTTCTGCAACGAAGCATCGCGCCACCGCGCAAAATCCTCGGTGCGTAGCTCCCCAATTTTCCCCACGGGGAAAGACGGATCGGCCAGCAGCTTGCGGATGCGAATTTCCTCCCACCGCGACCCGCGCTTGGTCGGGCTGACTTCGGCGGCGTAGCGTTCCATCGCATCACGCAGACTGTGCAGCATTGAAGTCTCAGCATTGACCCGCTCGCGCAGCGCGGTTTCGCGCGCCGATGCCCAGGCCGCCGCCTCGCGCCGCGTGCGAAAACTGGCCGACTCGCGCAACCCCTTGATATAGACCTGCGCGCGATACCCGCTCGCGGTCTTAATGATCGAGGCCATGCGTAATCCGGTGTGTAATTTTTGGGGAGTGAGCGCATAAAAACATTGTGCTCACAGTGTAAACCAGACAAACCCTGCTTTTATAACCCTTTATTTTTTCGCAAAGTTTGCGATGCGCTGAAGTTTAGAAAAACCCAACTGGTGCCCCGGGCCGGACTCTTATATCTAGTGTTCTTGCGGGTTCCGGGGCGAGGTGCGTAATTTTTTGCGTAGTTCCGTTCTACTTGATGCCCTTGGTCTTTTCCCAAGACCTCATACCACCCAGCCCAAGCATGCCGGTCAATAAAACCATCAATGTCTCGTTGTCGATGGGCGGTAGCGGCGGAACGGAGCCGCCGAACACGGACACCGCCCACGGCAGGATGGGCTGAACGATGAATTGATACACTAGGCCGAAGACGCACGCCCAGCCTGTTGCCGGTCGCCAGCCTCCGCGAAACATGTCCGTCCCGGCTTCGGTCTTGTTGACCTCGATCTGGCCTAGCGCAATCTTGGTCTCGGCATCCAGCACAGCTAGGTCGCCCTTCTGCGCCAATTCCAACAGCTTGATCTTGGCGTCGGCCTGGGCCTGTGGATCGGGCAAAACCTTTTCAAGCACGCTTCCAATGATCGGGATGATTGCTTGCCACATCAGACTTTCCTCCATCGCGCTTGTTCTTGTCGAACATCAATATGCACCCACCCCGCGTACTCACCAATCCCGTATTTGCCCTTATATTTCTGGTCAAGGTACTGATAAACCTTGGCCGGAGATAACCCAGTCACCACGATGTCAGCAGCGATGCCCTGCATGTGTTTTGAATCTTCCTCGCCCCCAACGGCCTCGTTGTGCTTCTTACACCGACAGCCAGAGTTGATCTTGACGGGGGCTTGATAGGTTTCCCTCAGGTTTTCCAGTACCTCGATCAACTCGATATCGACCGTAGCGAATCCGCACCCGCATTTACACGCGAACTCATGACGGCTGAAATGCTTGGAAATATCGCCCATGTCAGCACCACGGCATAAGCAGGATCAGCGCATCGAAAAGCTGAACCGCTGCATCAGGCGCAACCAGGTAGAACCTTACGACAGGCGGCGTCGCCCAGCAGAAGCTAAACATAGTCAGTCTCCAACATATTCAGCAGGCTCGAAATTACGGCAATGTTTCGGGTCGCGCACATTCTTGAACCAGGCGTGAAAATAATCACAAGAGGGATATTGCGTCGTCACGCCATTGCGCACCTCAACGAGCACATCGAAGTATTTGCAAATATCGCAGAGCGATTTAGATCGTGTCGTCGTGGATTGTGAACACATCATCTTTCTCGTTATTGAGATAACCAATGAATTTTGAAATGCAGAACCCGACGACAACGACGCCGATTAACATGACTGCGAGAACTTCTGATTCGCTCATTTCAGCACCAGTCCAATAAGCGCCGCGCCCACGGCAGTAATCACAAACACCATCCCGCTGAGTATCCAACCACGGGTTAATTTCGTAGTTGGCATCTCAGACTCTAATGCACGAACACGAGTCTCATGATCTGAAATTAAACTCCGCATCGCGGCTTCCGATTTCTCGATTGCAGCAAATGCTCTTGTAACCGACGCAGAAGATTTCTCGATGTGAGTTTGAATCTCGACCTGCTTCGCCTCTAATTTGGCCATCGCAGCTATCGAAGCGGTCAATTCCTTAATGGCATCTGCCATTTTTTCGACGGACTTTTCAATTGTCGAAATCCGCTGTTCGATAACGCCCTGATTGCCAAGCCGCTGCTCGACAGCAATACGCCAGTCAAGCGTGCCTTGTCGGTACACTTCCTGGCGGTGATGTTCGTCGATGAACAGCCGTTTAAGCTCTTCTGCGTCAGTGTTCACGGGTTAGAGACCCAGTTTGGCGCGTTCTGCGCGACCCCATGCGCGGCAATCCTCGGCATAGGCGTTATAGACATCAAACTCAGCCGATGGTTGTGTGCGCAGCAGCTTGATCTCATCGGCCATCGAGTAACGCTCGGCGATCCGATCCTGCACACGCTGGCGGATCAGCCGCACATGCGGGCTGGCATCGGAAATGGCGGCACGCAGTTCCGGGGTCAGCGTCACCTCCGCGATGCTGGCTGCAATCTCCGCCGGTTGATCAGCGGGGAGCGTGGCGCCATCGGGCAGGCTGATATAAGTCACGCCATTGAGGGTGGCCAGCTCTGTGCCGATTTTCTGATGGTTTTCACCCTCGGGTAGACGCAGTTCGCGGGTGGTGATTGCGTCGATATATTTGTGGTAAGAGAAGATAGATGTCATGGTTGATTTCCTTTGTGGTTGAGACAAGGTGACTGAGGCTCCATGTCCTGCGGGCGTGCCCCAGGATGGAGACGGCGGAATCCAGGTGGCCAGCCTTGACCGCCTTGGTGAACTTGAAAAGGCTGTGTTTGCGGATGAACCGCTTGGAGCCCCATGTTCGGTAGCCCACAAAATTCACGCCTTTGGTGGTGGGCGCGATGGTGTATTTGGACAGCTCCAGATGCAGCTCATCGCGCAAGAAGTCTTGAATGCGCACCAGGTATTCGTCGCATTGCTCTTTGGTCAGATCGAACAGGATGAAGTCATCCACGTAGCGGCAGTATTTTTTGACTCCCAGCTCGCGTTTGACAAACCTGTCCAACGGATCGAGATAAATCAGCGCATAAAGCTGGCTGAGCAGATTGCCGATAGGAATTCCAACCGGATCGCCATGATCGGCAAAGACCATCATCAAATCGACAAAGCGTTTGTCTTTGATCTTTTTTTCGATCAGACTGCGCAACACATCGCGGTCAATGCGGTAAAAGAATTTGCGAATGTCCAGTTTGATCGAGTAGGTGCCAGGGCGCGATGCCTTGAGGGCGCGTTGCGCATAGTCGGCGGCTTTGTGGGTGCCGTAGCCCGTGCGGCAGGCAAAGGATTGCTCAATCAGGCTCGGATTGAAGATGGGATAGATGACCCTATAAATGGCGTGTTGCACCACCAGATCGGAAAACGCGGGCGCGTAAATCTTGCGCGGCTTGGGCTCGAACACCATGAAGGTGTAATACGGGTTCGGTCGGTATGTGCCATCACCCAGCTTGCAGTGCAGTGCATCGAGGCTGGCCGAAAGATGCCTTGTGAACTCAAAGCAGGCGCGTTTGCCGCTCTTGTTGCGGGCGGCATCGTAATAAGACGCCAGCAACGCATCGAAGCTGAAGGCTTTTTCGTAGAGGAATCCGTGGCGTTTCATGTGGCCTGACCTTCGATGCTGGACAAGCCAGCCCTACCAGAAATGCTCATGAGCATGGATTTCGCGGCCCGCATTGCCAGCCGCCAGAAAGCGCCTCCCTTGGTTCCACCATCCGCTTGCGCGGTGCGAGGTGAAGCCGAGTCCGCGCGACCGCCAACGTTGGTGTTCGCGTTAGATCGGACATTGTTGAGATTCAACGCCCAGACGCCCGCCAGGGAGCCGTTGTTCCAGTTCGTGCTCACAATCGGGCACATGTCAAGACGCCTCCTGCTGGGCGCGATGCGCGACGATCCATCCGCCGATCATCCTGCCCATTTCATCGACCAGCCTGGACAGGGCCAGGTAACGGTGGTCGGCTGTGGCTTTGGGTGTGTCGCACTGCGCGCCGGCTTTGAAGGCGAAGTAGCCCAGGGCATGGGCCAGATTCACCAGCATACGCAATTGCTCGTGCGTCACATCCAGATTTGAAAGCGTGGTTTTCTTGTGATAGCGCTTTTGGGCCTCCACGATAAAGGCGTACATGCCATAAGCTGTGCGCCGAATTTCCAAGGCGAGTCCGTACTTTTCGTGTTTTGGGAAGTGGTTGAGGTAGATATTCATCAGCTTCGCAAATTCCACGAATTTCCGGTCCAGTTTGGCTTCGTCGTGCAGGCCCATCGCTATCGCTCGGGCCTCAGAGATACAAGGCCGCGCGACCGCCAACGTTGGTGCTCGCGTTAGAGCGGACATTGTTGAGATTCAACGCCCAGACGCCCGCCAGGGAGCCGTTGCTCCAGTCCGCGCCCACAATCGGGCACATTTCATTGTTTTTATAGTCCCAAATACCGTCATTGCCGAAGATGTTGGTGCCGCCCGTATTGATCGGCACACCTATACCGGCCAGCGTCCAGTTGTTGCCGCTGGTGGCCTCAGAAAGCACCTGCGATGTGCTACCGAAGGTTTTGACCGTGCTGTTGCCCTGCAAGCCGCCAATGGTGGTGCCAAGGCTGTCGTAGTTGGCCGCAATGCCGGTGGCACCAAAGAAGCTATCCGCGCCCGTTGCGTTGGAGCCTGTCAAATCGCGCAAGCGCTTGGTGGTTTTCAGGCCGTAGTAGTTTGTGCCGTCATGGGTCAGGCCAAAAGCCACTTCCCACATTGCGCCGTTCAGATCGACCACGCCGCTGTTTTGGCCGTTGTGCGCCGTGCGGGCGAACAGGTTAGCCGAGCCGGTGCGCGGCTTGTTCGGGTAGGTGCCGTGACCTGCGGTGGTGAACACCAGGGCGGCATCGTTGGTGTCGCCCAGTGCGTCGTTGTTGCAGCCCTTCGGGAAGTTGTTCGTGGTGTGATACCAGGCACAGTAAGTTGTGCTGGTGCTGGCCTGTGCGTGGGCGTAGCTCAACATCGCCAAGGCTTTGTGCATGAAAATGCTGGCCGAGTGGAATGTGGAGCCACGAGACTTCGCGGCCTGCTGCACCATGCCGTAGTTGTTGGCTCCGACGCCGTTAATCGCGCCGACCCCCGACTGCGAGCCGTTGGTGTCGCACGGAATCCCGTTCTTAATCGACGAGAAAATACCGCCGTTGTTTGAGCACAGGTATTTGTCGATGAAGAA